GGAGTGTGAACGCTTGCAGACTGTACCCGATAATTATACTAGCCACGTCTCAAATACTCAGCGTTATAAAATGCTCGGCAATGGCTGGACGGTTGACGTGATCGCCCATATTTTCCGGGGGCTTAAATGAAACGCACGAACGCCGATCTGTTCAATGCCCTTTTCATCCCCGTGGTTGCCGGAAATGCGGAATGTGTTGCCGGGCGCTGTGGCTCCCGGTCGGCATGGACGAAATCACGAAGATGGCTGGATTTCAGCTTATGTTGCTTAACCGCCGGGGGATGGAGGGTCACAGGTCGGATACTGATGACGTACTATTTGCCTATTATAATTTCGTTCCCATCCCCCGAGACGAAGCGTATTCGATCAATCCCTATCTGCGGAAGTGGTGGATCGACGACCGGGATGGTTCCTTCTATCGGTGCCGGTTGCTGAAAAATGGGAAGTGTTCGGTGTACCCGTCGAGGCCGAACTTGTGCTCGGGGTTCCCGTATTACTCCGGGAAGCTCGATCCCAAGACCATGTGCTATTATTCCCGGAGTTGCGGATACAGGCCGATATGGAATCGCGGCCCGCTCCGCAGGATCGCCAGAGCCATAGAGCGGTACAATATCTGGAAAAGGGATAGGATTTTGAACAGAGTGCTTGTGCGGGCGCTATGCAAGGAAACCCGGCTTGCCGTCCGGGGCGATTGTTGAGTATATTTGTTGCTATATTTCGATAAAATGTTGGGAAATGATGGTATAAATGGCACGAACAAAGTCAAAAACCCTGTCGGCAAAGCATAGGAAGTTCGCTGATTGCTGGCTTTCAAGTTCCAGCATCGTCGAAGCCTACGAAGCCGTCTACGGTGAGAAGCGGAGCCGCCGCGTCGCCTACAACTCCGGGAGCGTGATCTATCGCCGGGACGATGTTCAGGAATACATCATGCAGAGGATCATGGAGCGCGATCAGGCGAACGAGGGCCGGAAGCGCGAACTCATGGAGTTCTGGCGAATGGTCAGGTACGGTGTTATCAGGGACACCGAGGAAGAACCATTGCATCACAAGCTCGCCGCGACAGACCGCGAGGCGAAGGCATTGGGGATGTTCATAGAGAAGCGTGAGGACATTTTGAAGGGTCAGGTAAGGATCATCTTCTCATTGCCGGAGGGGTGCGAGAAGATATGAAGGTCAGCGTCCCCAACACCTTCGTCGTAGAGCCGGATTTCAGAATGACCGAGAAACAGCGCCATGCGTGGAATGTCATCAACGACGACCGCTGGAAATATTTCATGCTCTACGGGTCGTCGCGCTCGGGAAAGACGGCGATGATCTGCTATCTGATACGGGATCGGGCGCGGTTGTACGAGGGCAGTAAACACGTTGTTTGCCGATTCTCGTTTGCGAACGCAAAGAAAACTGTTTGGCTCCAAACCCTGTACCCATTGTTGCGGATGGACGAGATGCGGGGGTTCTGCCGGATCAACGAGGTCGAGGGCGTGTGCCGGTACGGGAATGGATCAATCATACGCCTCGGCGGGTTGGAGCCGTCCAGCATCGATTCCGTACTCGCGGCGGAATATGGGACAATATTCATCACGGAGGCGAACGAGAACAAGTATCTTTCGGTCGAGATGCTGATGTCCCGCCTCAATGATACGGCGGAATCAGACACGGGGAAGCCAATACCGTTGAAGTTTCTGATCGACCTCAATCCGACCACGAATAATCATTGGAGCCATGTCCTGTTTATTCGTGGTCAAGACCCGCTGACGGGGTTGCCGAAAGACAATTTCCACGAATACAAGGCGATCCAGTTCCGCGCCGAGGACAACGAGGAAAACCTCGCCGCCGGTTATATCGAGACCCTGAAAAACCTGTCACCGGCGATGCGGAAGCGGTTCTATGACGGAGAGTTTGGAGCCTTTGAGGGGCTGGTCTATTCTCTCGATGAGACCGTTCATGTGGTGGAGGATTTCGACATACCTAGCGACTGGACTATCGGGGCCGGGATCGACTTCGGCTATACGGTTCCTTTCGCCGTGGTGTGGGGCGCATACGATCATGCTAACGATGTAGTCTACCTATTTCGGGAATATGGTGATGTGAAAACAACGGTTCGAGTACACGCGGAGCGCATAAAGGCGATTGAGAATGGGATGCGGGTGTCATGGCGGGTCGCGGATCACGACGCCGAAGACCGGGCGACGCTTGCCGAAAACGGGGTTGCAACGCTCCCCGCGAACAAGGAGGTTTTGGCTGGACTCGATCACGTAATAGATTTGATGTCTTTCACCGCAGACCGGGGGCCGAGGATCAGGATATTCCGGTCGTGTGTGAAGCTCATCACGGAGATGTATAGCTATCGATGGCGGGATGTTACGGCGCGGGTGTCGTCGCCGAAGGATCGCGAGGTCGTGAAAGAGGACGATCACTATTCCGACGCCATGCGGTACTTGATAATGAAATTCTTCCCTGATAACCGACCGCCGGGTGTGATATTGAGCCGGGACGCGGCGGCTGATCTCGCGAAGAAGAAGGCCGAGGAAAAGGTGTCTTCCCAAAGCAAGGAGTTCCCGCCGGGTTTCATCGGGAGACGGCGGTAATTTTATATTGATTGTAGATGGAGGATCGAAATGGTTGCAAAGCGTAAACGTGGTGACGTAGAGGCGGAGCCGGTGCGAGTTTCCTGTTCTGGACTTTCAGAGGCTATTTCTCGTGCTGTTCGGGAGTCGATAGATGGCGAGGTAGAGAAGCGTGGGCGATCCTTGCCGTCTACATCAGAGATCGAGGGCTTGTTCAATCGCCAATACCGCTGTTTGGCAAAAATATCAATGATCGAGGGTAGCGGATTTTGGCTGTCGCTGTTGCGAATTATGATTCTTCGGAGGGCCGACCGTTATGAGGATCAGGCGTGGGAGGCTATCGAAGCCAAATATCCGATGACGAAGAAAGGTGATTGGTATTACGACACGGTGAAATCAGAGATAGTGGAGGTATTGCCATGAATGAGCGGAGTCACGTCGAGTCGGCAATCGAGGCATACCTAGATCATTATGGGAGGATCGCGGTATCGGACATGAATAAGTTCTTCGGGGTCGACATCAAGAGGCGAAAAACTGCATCTGGAAATCTGACCCGGAGATGGATCGCTGTTTTTTCACGGCGAGGGTTTAGTACATCGCCGAAAGCGGTGTCGTTTCCGGGGATAGGAAAAGCGAACGCTTTTATCCGCCAAAAAAAACTGATGAAATTATCCGAGCCGCGAGGTAAACAATAATGGCTATGATGAAAATTATTCCGGTGGTCTTTTCTGCGTCGATGTTCTTATTACTCATGGTGTCGCCCCCTCTTTTGGAGTCAGCGTGTGATATTTGCGGACGGTATGTGGTCATCGAGACCGTTGACCACTCGGTTCTTGCTATTGAGATCAATAACATTCCATCCGATAAAAGTCAATACGCGGTGAAATTTTTTCGACAAAATGATTTCTCGGTGTCGGAAATTCTTTTGGTGGGTACGCGCACAGGAAACATTGTCAAGCTCGACATCCGTGGTGGGGTGTTGTTGATTGTGATTGGTGCCGGTGGTGGCGCGAGCCTCTACGAAGACGGTGAGTTGGTTGGTCGATATATCAGGCGATGATTGGCGAAATTGTTGTCGGAGTCGGGGCGGTGGTTTTCGGCGGGTGCGCCGTCATCGCCCCGGCGATGTTCCTTCGAGAATACAGCGTCGATGATGATGATGTTCTTGGGGGTGTCTTTGTCGTCGTGGCGGTAGCCGCCATCATTGCGGTCGCTGTCGGCGGAATCCTGTCGGCTGTCGGGATATGAAAGATCGGCGGTGCCGAAGGAGTAGTTGCTTCTGGTATTGGCATGAAAATGCCAATCGGTGTCTGATGAGTGGCGAGGCATGGGCCGAGTGTCGAGACAGCGAGTTTTTCGAGCATTATTGCCCCGACACGGAATGGTCGATAAATAAGCTCAAAAAAGACATTTCCGCTCTTGACATTGGCGGCAACAAGCGTGTAACATCGCTCAAAAAGTTATCCGCCCGGAGAAAGTGATGTCGAATGAAATAGCCGCCCTCTCTCGCTCGTTGGGCATGAGCGAATCCGAAATCCTTATGAACCTCGGCCTAGCCAAAGCCGGGAGCCTCGACCCGAAGAATACCCCCGGAAACGTCCAGCCCCTACGTGGTCTCGTTGACGATCAGCTTTCGCTCTATTCTTGGCGTGGGATCAAGGAGGGCCGGTTCTTCATCGAGGACAGGGTTCTCCGCGATTGCGAGCGTCGGACACCGATTATATCCATCATCGTCAACACCAGAAACAGGGAATTGCGGAGGTTCGCGGGGCCGTCCACGGATGACGACGACCCCGGTTTCCGCATCCGCATGAAAGACCGCGACGGGCACCCGTCCAGAGCCGACAAGAAGCGCATCGACGAGGCGACCGAATGGATGCTCAATACCGGGAGGACTGATTTCGAGGGTGCGGATCAGCGCGAGGACAAGCTCATCGATGTAATGTCGCAGATGGCGCGTGAGTATTACACCATCGATAAGGTCGCCATCGAGATTCAGCGTGACAAGAAGGATCGGGCGGTTGCGTTCTGGCTCCATGACGGATCATCGATCAAGCGCGTTATCCCCGAGACCGGATATTTGGGGAGCCGGTCTGACTTTGACCCACGGTGTTTCATCGCGAACGACGAACTTTTGAAGAAGATCGAAGGCGAGCGGCTGGCAATGGTTCCGAAGGACTTACACGAGATTGCGTTCGTCCAAGAGATCAATTCGAGGCTTACGGCGGCGTTCCGCTATAAAGACCTCATCTTTGACTTTATGAACAAGCGCGTTGACTTGCTCTATCGCGGGTACGGGTATTCCAACACCGAACAGGCGATGAATGTGGTGTCGGCCTTCCTGTACGCGCTCGCCTACAATGCTTCCGCGTTCAATCAGGGCGCACTACCGAAGATCGCGATTGCGTTCAAGAACGGTGGATTCACGAGCGAACAGATGGCGTCCCTTCAAGACGAGTGGTTTTCAAATTTCAAGGGGGCATACGGGGCGTGGCGGGTTCCGTTCTTCAATGGCGAGATTCAGGCCGTAGACCTGTTCAAGAGTTCCCGAGAGATGGAATACCAGAAATACCTCGAATTTACGGCGTGTCTTATCGCCGCGATATTCGGGTTTGACCTCATGGAGTCCGGCCTTAAATTTTTCGCAAACTCGAACGTCCTGAATGAGAGTCAGGATGCGCGGCAAAAGTTCTCGAAAGATCGCGGTTTGATAGACTTGCTCGGGAAGATGCAAGTCGTGTTCACGCGGATCATCAATGAGGTCGAGGAATGGAAGGATTTACAGTTCCATTTTACCGGCATCACCCCGACCGACCGGGAGAACGAGGCCAAGCTCCGCGAGATGCGGTCGAGGACGTATATGACCGTTGACGAAATCAGAGCGGAAGCCGATATGAAGCCCCTTCCAGACGGCAAGGGTGAGGTCATCCTCAATTCCGTTTTCGTCCAGTTCCTCCAAAATCAACAGATGGCGGCGCAACAAGAAGGCGGCGGAGAGGAAGGCGGAGAGGGTGAGGGCGAGTTCGAGGGCGGCGAGGAAGAATACGACGAAGACGAGGGCTTTTCCGATGATGACGTTGACGAGATCACGGATGAGGCTATGTCGGAGAGCGGGTTTATGAAGGCGAAGGCAAAGGCAAGGACGCTACTGTTATGAGCGAAGAAAAGATAAAGTCGTACATCGAGATCGTTAAGGACGTGACGGGTGCGCTGGTGTGGATGTCTCCCGTTGGCGTTATGGCGTGGCTCGCGGTTGCCGCAGAGATCGAGAATTGCGGAGGATCGTGGCAGGGTCTCGGCGGGTTCCGATATGAGCGAGACGGCGTTTCCGGTCAGGGGTTCGGTGTCGTTATTACGATCCCGAGATCGGCGCGTTTGGCGAAAATAATTACAGGAGATGATGAAACGAAATGAAAAGTGGATTGATGATGGGTAGAAAGCGGATCGAGTATTTGCGTGGTGATGACTATGTGTTTTCGTATTGGGACTTTCCGGCGAGACCGGGTATGCGCGGCGGTCTGTTGCTATGGCTCGTCAACAGGGGAGGGGAGTTGTTTCTTTTCGAGATAGCGTTCCCGCAGTCTGACGGTCAGCTTCCGCTTTTCCGGGATTTCCACTTCCAGATGGTTGACAATGGGTACGCACAGGCACACGCGATCAATTCAGTCATCAAGGCGATGTTTGGAGATGACGGGGAGGTCGCCGTCTACGGTCACGTAAAACAAAACCGGGAAGTCCTCGCATACCTAGAGCAACAGTTCGAGATATTCGAGGCGACCATGCAACAGGTGATCGAGGCACAGGCCGAGATGAAGAAGAATCAGGCCGAGGCGAAAGTCGAGGGCGAGATCGTAGGGGATGGCGTTATCAAGATGCCAACCAGAGAATAAAAATGGCAGATGTCTTTTTCGAGGTCGAGGAAAACGATGTCAAATACCTCGATGATCTTGCGGATGAGGTTACGCACTACGTCTCGCAAGTTATCCTCGAAGTCTATCATGGTGTGTCTAGGAACGTCGGCGTTGATGACGCCGATGCCCTAGCCGCCAGACCACCGAAACGGCTCCAAAAGGGGTTCCTCTCCGGCTTCAAGGAAATATCGAAACGCATTATATCTCATTTCGGGAAAAAGCGGCCCGTCGAGCCGTTCACCGTGCGCGGCGGGTTGAAGCTCTACCGAAAGGGAAAGCCCATGACACAGCGGGAGTGGGATCAGTTCTCGGATCAGGTCTCGAAATACATGAGACCGTACCTTTCGCAAGCGAGCGAAGAAATGGTTGTGAAGGCGGTGCTGTTATCTATGGCGACAGCGGAGGCGGAACGGCAACAAAAGCAGATTCACGAGTACGGGAAGAAATCGCTGGCGCAGATACAACAGGAGATGTACGGGGGCCGGATGCCGGAGACCGTCGCCGAGGCCCGAAGACAGCGCAAGATCGATAAGAACGTGGAGCGGGCGATGGTGAACTCGTACAACCACGCCGCGCAATATGTCCAGCGCGTAGATGATACCGTGAGAGATGCCATTCGCGAACAGGTGGTGTCGGCACTCACGAAGAATAAAACTCCGCAAGAACTCGCATCCGATCTATACTGGAACGTGCAGAAAAACCCGGACGTGAAATCATCGACAGCCGAACAGGTTCTCCGGGATTGGCGGCGTGTGGCTGTTACCGAGATCGCCTATGCACACGCCGCCGGTAGGATGGCGGAGGCCGAGGCGGATGCCGAGTCAGACCAGAAGGCCGGATTCAAGCACCCCGAGAAGGCGGTATATTTCATGTTTACTCGTGGGACGTGCCCGTGGTGTCAGGCGCATCATGGCAAGATCGGGCGCATGATCCCCGCCGATCTCGCCGGTGATGGTGCCAGCGATAGGCTATCAGATTTCGGGATTAAAGACCCGCACACGGACACGGCATTGTGGACGGGGAAAAACAACGTCGGCTACCCGAAGGCGTTGTGGAGATTGTGCGTTCCCGCCCATCCGTGGAATACGGCGCAACTCGTTCGCTTCAATCCGGCGGTTCAAGAGTACGACGAAAAATCAGGCCGCATCCGCTGGAAAACGGATAAAGAGCTTGAAAAGATGATCCCCAAGTCCGCGAGTGATGATGTCGAGGATGCCGAGGCCGCGATCAAGAAGCGAAAAGAAAAGATGGATGCAGACCAAAAGCGAGGCGTTTACAAACCGGCTATCGACTACGGGTTAAAGGAATCGGGGAAACCGGCTGGTGCTGGCGCGGATGGCTCCGGGAACCCTATTGTTGAAGTGGATGGTCAGCGATATGTTGGAGTTGATGCGGGGGCTTTTAACGATTATCTTGAACGCTGGCGCAGGGATAGAACTCTACCCATTCCAGTCTCCACGGCCCAACGTGAGTACAAGCAGTTTTTCGGGAGATAGTGCCATGCCAAAAAGGTCTCCGTCCGACATCTATATCAGAAAGCCGTACAATGTCGTCATTCATGGTGTCGATGCCGACATTTATGAGACCTTTAAGGGAATCGTCGGTCGCAATAATATCGGGGACGCCGCCCGAGAGGTTTTCGAGATCGCGATGATCCGATATATCCGAGAAAAGAAGAACGGAATCGACAAAAAAAGTCGCTCCCGCTCTTGACAGGGCCGCGAGCGTGTGCGAGCGTATCAACGACAACACCCGCCGCCGCCGAGGGAAGGCAACCATGACAGTATCAGCCAGAGAGCTTTTTCCGTACCTTTCCAGTCCGATAAGAGATGCAGTTCAAAAGCTACGCGGTAGCGGCTATGATGTCGCCTATGGGGTTTATTCCCCGCAGGAGCTACGGAAGGCCGTCATCGACGGACAACCTTCGCTCGTTGACATAGACGGCGAAACATGGATATGCGCGGGTGAGAGCGAGGACTCGATCTTTCTGACAAAAACCGGGAACGACCTCCGGGAGCGGCACGACATCGAGTTCATGGGCAAGTCCATATCGGCGGTCGTTGTCAGCGGGAGGGGAGTACCGGAGACGGTCGGCCCCGAACTCGTTATCTGGACGCCGGAACGTGATTCATGGCCTCTCGATTGGGAGGAAAACAAGTGCAAGGCGAAGGCGATCATCTCCGGTCTCCGGCTCGGGTGCCCCCATTTGCCGTCTCACCCCGTCATCGTTACCTTCAAGGTTCCAACGACATCTGACATCGAGAAGGGCATCCGTTCGATGACGGTTGGCCCTGAAATCACGATATACGATAAGACCGATCCCGTTACCGAGTTTTTCCATGAACTCGGTCATGTGTTCTGGTCGAACCGCTTGACCAGCACCGAGAAGGACGCTTTCATCGACTACCATAAGAGCCGCAACCGCGAAAACATATCTCCGATATTCACAAGCGAATACCAATGGAAGGACGCCGAGGAAATGTTCGCGACGATCTACACGTACTACCTGAAAGGGGTCGTGATCGCTGACGGTTACTCTCGGATATTGCAAGAACTGGATGAACGGGGGTGGTCGCTTCTCGATGCCATTATTTGTCGTGTCCGAGACGATGACGATGTTCGGAGGACGTGGAAGCAGACCGAGGGTGTCGTTTATGATTTCCTCGCCGCACTCGACGACGAGAGAGTATTCCGGGTGCCGGGTCGTGGTCTGGTGAAGGCCGTGGCTCCGGTGTCGATTCCCGGAGGGTGCCACCGATTCGACTACGGAGTTCCGCACCAATACCTATGTTCCGACCACGACCGGCATTTTATCCTCGTCGAGAGCGGGAAGCTGGCGGGTAGAACCGTTGTCCTGAAATCAAACGAAAAGGATATTGATTTCGAGTTCATGCGCCGGATCAGCCGAGAGCCGGAGTCGGTGAGGCCGAAGCCGAGGCCGAAATTTCTCGCAGATGGGGCACCGAAGAAAAAGCGGAAGAAGAAGCAGGATAAAGTCGGCGTGGTCATGGGCGAGTTCAAGCGCGGGAAGCTCCGAAGCAGTTCCGGCGAACCCGTCACCGACCGCAAACAGGCCATCGCAATCGCGATGTCCGAGGCCCGGAGAGTCAGGAAGGCCACGGTCGATTTTATGCTGGCTCGCCTCGATGACTTACGGGATCGCGTGGCGACGGCCCGGAAGCGTGTGAATGTCAACCCAACGGAAAAGCAAAAAAAAAACGGGAATTACGCGAAAGGAAAGTTGAACTGGCGGGGGCTTACGATCTCGATTGAAAACCCGAGGGGGAGCTATCGAAGCGGGGTCAATGCAAACGGCGAGGCGTGGCGTCAGCGGTTGTCCCATGATTACGGCTATATCAACCGCACCGAGGGGAATGACGGCGACCACGTTGATGTGTTTCTCGGGGACGACAGCGACGATAATGACATCGCCTATGTCATAAATCAGATCAATCCAGAAACCGGGGAGTTTGACGAGCATAAGGTGATGCTCGGTTTCGGTGACAGGAAAAGTGCGGAGCGAGCGTATTTGAGCAATTACGAAAGGGGATGGCGCGGCATGGGCGGCGTCGTTCCGATGGCATGGCAACGATTCCGTGAGTGGTTGCACAACGGCGACACCACGATTCCGGCGGAGTAACAAAATGAAAATGAATATCTCTCGTTTTTTCTCTCTCATCAAGGCCCGAGGCAAAAAAGACACAGCGAAGCTCGTGAAGAAAGTCGTCACCGACAAGCGCGGTCGCAGAATGACGGTATGGGTGAAGCCGGATAAAAAGGTCGGTGATGACTTTTGGAATGTCATCGCCTCTTTTTTCGGAAAAGGCAAGATGCGGATTGTCAAGCGGGAATACAAGAGCAATGACATCGAGAAAAAATTCGGGGTTCCCGTCGAGAGATTCCGGTTGAATTTCCTCGCCTATTTCAAGTCGAAGGATCGGTGGGATCAGTATTTTTCGTCGCCAGAGCCGCGACCTCAAATGCTGGTGAAATTTAAGGGTGAGAAGATCGATGCTTTCCGGGTGTTTAACAAGATGCTCATGGAGTGGATGAGCAACAACTATAAGACCATGAAGATGAAGGAGGCGAGCGATGGTACTAGAGCAGATGTCCGTAAGCCTGACAAAAGAGCAGTTCCCGCAGATATGCCAAAGGCTGTCGCCGGAGGAGCTTCGGGAGACGCTGGTGGGGATGTGCCTAGCCGACGGCCTTCCCGTGACGAGGGACAGACTGTACTCAATGGCGGCAATATTGGAGAGCGATCTAGCGACGACCTTCGGCTGACGAAGGGGCAGATCAAGAAGATTCGCGAGACTTGCATGAAGATTCTTGAAAAGCCTGATTCGGAGATCACGGAAGCCGATAAAGCGATCCTCCGCGAATACGAAGGCGGCGGGAGCGTGGCGCAGGGTGAGCGATCAGCCGACGAAATCCTGTACGCCTATTATACCCCGAAATCCGTGGTGTCGAAGATGTGGGAACTCGCGAAAAAGTACATCGCCGGTAAAACCGCAGTTGATGTGCTGGAACCGGCGGCTGGCACGGGTCGGTTCGCCGATATGGTTCCGCAAGGTGTTTCCGCGAAATTCGATATGTTTGAAATCGATGACGTTTCATCGAGAATCAATCGCATCCTCCATCCAGACGCCAACGTGAAAAAGGAATCGTTCGAGACGCTGTTCATGGAGGGGCGGTCGGTCAAGAAGAAGTACGACGGGAAAAAATACGATCTCGTGATAGGGAACCCTCCGTATGGAGCGTTTACGGGGCAGTACAAGGGTCTCGGCGAGGGCAAGGGCCATTCGCGCTATGAGGAATATTTCATGGATCGCGGCCTCGACACCCTGAAAGACGGTGGCGTGATGGCCTTCATCGTGCCATCAGATTTTATGCGGAATTGGCGTAACTCGAAGATCAAGGAAAAGATCGCGATGAAGGGGAAGATCATGGAGGCATGGCGGCTCCCGAACGGAACCTTCAACACCACGGGGGTCGGAACCGATGTCATTGTCATCCGAAAGGAGAAAGGCAATATCAACGACTTCCTCGGAGACCAATATTTCAAGGACAACCCCGGAAACGTGCTAGGGGTGGAGACAACGAGGACAGGCCGGTACAATCGGATCGAGAAATGGATCAACCCGCCGGAGGGTGTCGCGCTCATGGACGTTTTCAATCTCCTAGACGCGAACAAGTACCCGTTCGTCGTTCCGGGGGCGCGGACGATGCCGGAGGAAGTTCGGGCGAAAATCGGTGTTGCGCTTGAAGGCAATCAGAACGCTGTCGGGCCGCACGATGTCGAGCCGAAGCCGAAATCGCCTGAAAAGAAGAAAAAGAAGGGTGGAAAGGGGAAAGCGGAATCGAAGACGAAGAAAAAAGACAAAGGCGTCCCCGAGCCGATAGTCAAAAAAGAGACGATGAACGTGGATCAGTTCAACGCGAAATATGGCAGAAATGTCTCCGCTCTCGATCTCGCGGTGTCAAAGGCGACGGGTTTTGATGGCGTTGTTGACATGGCTTTGTTATCTCCCGAGGATAAGAAGGCGTTCCAGAAGAACCCGAATATGTGCATGATGGGCGGTCAGGTGTATCATGCCGTGAATTATGTCAGCGGTAACATTTACGACAAGCTCGATCAGCTTGAACGTGACCGGGAGGCGATAGGCGAGGGCGCATACGCCAAGCAGAAGAAAATGCTGGAATCGGCATTGCCGCCGAAGCGCACCGTTGCCGACATCACGCTTTCCCCGATAACAGAGTTCGCCCAAAGTTTTGAATTTGGAGAAGGCGAGGACAGAATAACATTGATTCAGAAATTTTGGGAGTGGGCGGGAGTGAATAAGTGGAACCCGCGCTGGCAGAATTTCAATGGGAATGTTTCGAGCTACGATATACCTCCGGGGTTGCGATGGGCGAACATTGTTGATTACATCGAGGGCAAAGCTGTCGGAATCTCGGCTCCGAAAGGTTCATCTGATGAACGGAAGGCGCAAGCTAAAGCCGAGTCGGACATGGTTAAGGACAAGCGAATGAAGGCGGCAGAGACCATCTTCAAGCGGTTCATCGAAACTGGACTTCAAGGCGAGGAAAAGGAGGCTTTTGAGCGTGAGTACAATCGTGTTTTTAATTCTCACGTTGATCCCGATTACAGTAAAATCCCGGTCTCGGTCAATGGGGTCGCGACCACATTCAAAACTGATTCCGAGGGCAACCCGATACCGTTGGAACTCCGCGAGTCACAACTTCGCGGCGTTTCTTTTCTCTCGAACAAGGGTAACGGTGTGTTGGCTTATGAGGTAGGACTCGGAAAAACAATGACGGGTATTATCGCAACGGTGAATCAGATACAGACGGGGCGAGCGCACAAACCCCTGATATGCGTCCCGAAAGCCACATATAAGAATTGGCTCCGTGAGATCAAAGAGCTTTTCCCGAACCAGAAGGTAAACGAACTCGGCAATCTCGGGAAATCAGAGATAGGAAAATTCCTCACTCCCGATGGTCGTCTTAATTTGCCCCCTGACGCATTGAATGTGTGTACCGTCGATGCGCTTCGGAATATCTCGTTCAAGAAGGAAAGCCTCGATGAGATCATGGCTGACCTCGTTGACTCGCAGAAAGTTCAAGAAAGCGAAGAAGATGAGGATGCCGGGTATTATGGACGCAGGAGGAATAAGAAAGACAAAAGGGCGGATCAACAGGCGGCGGAGATCAAAAGCATCGAAGAAAAGCTCGGTCGAGCGTCAAAAACGGGGTCGGCCACATTTTACATCGAAGACCTCGGGATTGACCATATCACTCTTGATGAGGCCCATTTCGCGAAAAACATTTTTGGACAGGCAAAGGTTCCCGTTACCGGGAGAAATATAACAATAAATGAATATTCAGGGATGACCGGGGGAACCAGCGGACGAGCCTTGAAAACATACGCGATTACGCAGTACATTCAGCGTCATAACAATGACCGAAACGTATTCGCGCTCACGGCGACTCCGTTCACGAACTCCGCAATCGAGATTTACAATATGCTTTCTCTCGTTGCCCGGAAGCGACTTAAAGAACTCGGCATCTATAATATGCACGAGTTTTTGTCCCATTTCGCAGATGTTAAAACGGAATGGGTCGTGAAGGGCAATCAAAAGATCGAGAAAGCCCCGGTTTGCAAGAATTTCAAAAACACGAAAATTCTCCAGTCCCTCATCCGGGAGTATTTCGACAAGAAGACGATTAAGGACGCTGGAATCAAGCGTCCAGACATCGAGCGTCACTTCGTCGATATTCCAATGACGGAAGATCAGCGATACCTCCAAGAGATCGAGCGGTTGCGGTTTGACACCGTTAGCAAGGAGACTCCGGGTGCGGCATTGAAGGCTATCCATAATATGCGGATGTCGCTCATCTCCCCGTCCCTGATCGAACAGGACGACCACAATGAAGGTGTCAACCTCCATAAAGACGGCGACCCCGTAGAACATTCTCCGAAGATGAAATTCTGTCTTGATTCGGCGGCGAAGCTCTACAAGAAAAAGCCGGACATGGGGCAAATTCTGTATGTGCCTATCGGAACCGATCTTTTTGACAAATACACAAAGTATTTGGTCAAGAATGGAGTCCCGGCAGATGCGATTGGTATTATACACTCCGAAATCAACCTAAACAAGCGCGAGGACATCATCGAGAGCTTCAATGATCCAGAAGGGAAGGTAAAAGTCCTCATCGGAACAGATACCATCGGTGAGGGGATCAACCTGAACGGTAATACGGGGGTTCTGTACGATACGATGTTGCAATGGAACCCGAGCCAGCGGGTGCAGTTGGAGGGTCGGTTGTGGAGGTTCGGGAACAAGCAGAAAAAGGTTCATGTCGTTTACCCGTTGATGGTAGACAGCGTTGACGCGGCGATGAACCAGAAGCACGACGAGAAGATGAACCGGATCAACGACATCTTCTCCTATACTGGCGATAAGATGGAACTCGGGGACATCAGCCCCGAAGACCTGAAATTCGACCTCATCAAAGACCCGAAAAAACGTGCGGAGTTCCGAATAAACCGCGAGACGGAGGAAATTAGAAACAAGGAGTATGAGCTACGTCTTTCCGCTGACCTCATCAGGAAAAAGAAGGACACACATGAAAACGCGGAGAATACGATCTCGTTTATGAAGGAGCGGATCGAAAAAGCGGAGAAGGAGATCGCCGATTATAACACCATGATAAGCGGTCTCGAAAAGGAACTGAAAGACGCACCAGCGAGCGACAAGGCCAGAATCCAGTCCACACTCGAACGATATAAACAGTTCCGTAACAGCGAACGAGAAACCATCACCGAATCGAAGGCGCAGACGAAAAAAGCCGTGGAGATACAGGCCAAGATCGCGCAAGAGCTTCAAGACATGGGGAATCTCACGCTCGCAGACGTTGAGACAAAGGCGAAATCCCTAGAGGCCGAGGCCGAAGGGGTAAAGGCTGAAATCGAGAAGGTTAAAGAAAAGTTCCCGGTGTATGTCGAGGAAGCGAAGGCCGAACTCATAGAGAAAAAGAAGACGGTGAAGCCGGTTGATGAGTCGATTGCCCATTACGTTGATTATATCGCGAAGAACACGGAAACCGAAGAACTCGTAAAGGCTATCACTTTCAGCGTCGGCGGTGCAATAATGAGGGCGCGGGTCTTGACAAAAGAGATTTCTGATGGTAAAGGCGAGGTCATATTCAATGGGAAAAAATATCTGGTCAGGAGATAAGACAATGGATTTAACGAAAGCGCAAATAATAAATCAGATCGACCTCTTGCTTGCCCGTGACATCGGGAGGCTCGTCAAAAAGCAGATCATCGACAAGCGAGGCCGCAAGCAGACGGTGTGGGTTCGCCCCGAGGGGATGAAGAAGAAGATCGCCAAGCGACCGCAAGCCCCGTCGGGGTATGAAAAGGATGCGTGGAACCATTTCGTCGATCTCGTCGTGAAACAAAAGCAGATGGCGAACTCTGTTTTCCGGGAAAAAGACAAATACAACAAACTCCCGTCGTCCACGCAGAAGACGGTGAAAGAGTTCCACACGAAGCCGGTCTCGGTGCTTGCGAAACAGTATTATGATGCGACGAAACGGGCCGCAGACAAGGGCAACCCGAAGGCGAAAGAAATCTGGTCAAAATTCCGCTCCGGGAAGGAAGCAGAGCGGGAGTCAGCCGAGGCCAGCGGACAGGAACGCCTCGAAGATGCAATGTCCGGGGCGAGGTCGGGAGATTTCGATGGGAAGGTCGTTGATGATCTCTCGAAGGTGCCGAGCCACTACACCGGGGAAGTTCTCGAAGTCAATGACCACGGAAATGTCACCCTGTACGAATACAATCAGGGAAAAGGAAAGGAAATCGCGTCGAGGGTATGAACATGAACTTTGGATTTCTGTTTAAGGCCGGAGTACGGAACAGGTCGCGTCTCGTCCAGAAACACGTAATGGACAAGCGCGGGAGAATGACGACGGTGTGGGTCAAGCCGGGGGAGTTGATTCGTCCGGCGAAAGGAGAGACCCACGCTATCACCGATCCCCAAGACATCAAGAAATACATCTTCAAGAATCGCGATGCAAAAAAGCTGGTTCGGTCGGTGAAGCGGAAGATGCTGTCATCGACGATGCGGGTGATCGAGAAAAAATATCCGAATTTCAAGGATATGCCGCTCAACAAGAAGCTCGCGCTCAAAGCACACATCAAGAAGAACGTCAACGATTACGTCGATAATGCGGCCCTGAATATAGCCTCCCAAAATCAGGAATGGATGAAATCGACGCTCGGGAACTTGAAGAACAAGCGTACCCGGAAGATGTTTCGTGCGTTGACGGGTATATCTCTCGGGGCGAGTGCCCGTTCCACGAAAAAAGGTATCGAGCGATACATCAGCGAGGGCATCCGGTTTCAGCATGATCCTTCGGCGAAGACCCCGAAGCCGCGACAGATCACGGGCACACTCGCGATCAGGAACGATCTTTTGAAGCGGAAAATCCCGAGGGGCGAGGTCTCGGCGATAATGGACAAGATTAAGTCCGGCGACCGTGCGGGTGCGGAGCGAGAAATCCGAAAGTACGTATCAGCACCGGCGGCGGCATCGATACTCGGGAAGAAGATCGCTCCCGATCCGATTGCGGCGGCGCGTGAGGCGCGGACGGCGGAGTTTATGAAGCCAGCGGCAGGGAGATAGCATGAAAACGCGAGAACTGATTGACCACATCGACGACCTCTTGAAAGCGAAAGACATATCGAAGCTCGTCAAGAAGCAGATCACGACGAAACGTGGACACCGGATGACGGTGTGGGTGAAGCCGGACAAGAAGGTCGATGCAGAGCCGAAGCCGAAGGCGCGAAAGCTCGATCTCGAAATCGTTGGCGACATCAAACAGAGAATCCGCGATCTCTACGCGAAGAAGAAGGCGGGAACGATTACGAGTGAGGAAAATTCCGAGGGGAATGAACTCATAAGCAAGCTCCCCGTCTACGAACAGGAGAAAATTATTCGGGAGCTAGACCCCATTCTCGCGAATAAGAAATACGGCAGAAAGGAGGGTGACACCGAAACCGAAGGGTCAATCCAAAATCCGTCGTCTCTGTCCGATCAGCAGATCAAGGAGCACATCCTTGAAATATCCAATATGTCCCCAAAGCAAATAAGGAAAAACCTCAAGGTCGTCGAGGCAGAAACCGCAAAAGTCGTTTATGAATATAACACGGGAAAGCGCGACAAGGCGAACACGTTAGCCGTTTTGAAAAAGCTCAATTACATGAGGGCGACCTATCAGGCGGGGGTGGCGATAAAACACGGCTCGATAGCAGGAAAAAGAAAAGAAAACATGGTGGTTATAGCCGACGCCATGAAATTCGTAAAGGATGTTATCGCTGGTACAGTCCCCGGCCATTTCAAGGATTCCCCAAAAAAGGAAAAGGCCGCTCCAAAATCGAAGGCCAAAAAGAAAGTCGATGAAATCCTTCAACTCAAACCAGAGGACTTGAAGCCCGTGAAAGAAAAAGAAAAGAAACAGAAGGGGTCGGCGAAGCGCGGAGCGAAGAAGCCCGACATCTACGAACAGGTTAAACAGAAAGAGGCGGTCAAGCCCGGAGAGAGCAAGGACGATTGAGTGAAGCGCATGGCCGAGGACAATTTCGAGTTCATGGTGAAGAACTCACCGAAGATAAGCAAGGACGCGAATATGCCCGGACTCATCGAGAAGTGGAACCGGGTGTATGACATCAGGCAGAAGCAAGAACCGGCGAAACACGGCGTCATGGACGCTGGCAATAAAACCAATGATGGGGGGTCATCAGATGGCAGTAAAAAAGAAGGGCGCGGCAAAAAAGGCGGCGACGACAAAGGCAAAGCAAAGAGCAAAAAAGGCCGTAAAAAAAGTAGCCTCAAAAAAGCGGGAGCCGAAGATGCCGAATCCGTTCACGGGGGGTTTATAGCAGGGAACACGGAGGGGGGAGCGATCCCCCCGCTCGTGCCACACGGGATAAGAATATGATGAAGTCATACGACATCGATGGCCTCCGCGAGTTTGCCTTTGATCTGTTGAAGGCTCGCGACATCTCGAAGCTGGTCAAAAAGCAGATCGTGACAAAGCGTGGTCACAAGATGACCGTTTATGTCCGGCCCGGAAAAAAACTGGATGGTGGGACAACCGCGAGAAAGGATGACGCCCCGCTCGACAAAGAGACGTGGGAAAAAGAGCGCAAGATCGCATATCGGAAGCTCGACGCCATGCGGGATGCCCTTAATGCGATGAAGCCGGGAGCCGAAGGCCGGGATGCAATCAAGCAGAAGGCCACGGAGCTTTCGGCGTCGATGTCTCGAAACGGGTTCTTTTCGACGTATGACGATTATGCGAATAACTTCCAGAAGCGGCAATGGATCAAAAATCGATCCGCAAAGCCGTCCGCCCCCGCTCCGGTGGAACCAAAGCCGAAAAAGTCGAAAAAGGAAAAGATATATCAGTTGAAGCCGGAAGACTTGAAACCCATTGACGAGAAAAAGGGTCGGAAGCCGAAAGCTGTCACCGTCAGGAACCTTTCGACGGGAGAAACGCAGACGTTTTCCGGGATCACTCCCGAACAGGCCGTCGTCGCCGCGCATGAGGCGTCGCAGGGACGCAAGAACACATCCGATTACGACAAGAAGCTCGGTGACGTGAAGCGGGGATCATTCACGGTTTCGATGGGAGATTGGGCGGCATTGAAAAAGAAGCCGACGAAAAAACAACTCGCGGAGTTGAAGAAGAAATCGAAAGCGAAGAATGGGAAAATCCGCCGCTTGAAACCGAGTGATCTTACCCCTATCGAGGTCGCGAAAGCAAAAAACGATCCAGTCAATTACATGGGTATAAAAATATGAGCGCATACGAGCGTTACAGGTCAAGAATCCAGAAGACACACGGAATCGACATCGACAACTTCCGTGACTCGTCTCGGGGCGGACGTGCTGACCGTTTCCCGATTAGGAATATCACCGCGTATGACCTCGATGAGATATGCAATGGCATTAAAGTCGAAACCGAGCATACCAGCGACAAGATGAAGGCTCTCGAAATCGCGCTCGATCATCTGTCGGAAATGCCAGACTATTACACCCGATTAGAGAAGATGGAGAAACGCGGGAAGATCGCGAAGGCTGTTGACGATCTCTTAAAGGGGCGCAAGAGCATCGCCCATCTCGTTAAGAAGCGGGTAATGTCGAAGCGCGGTCACATGATGACCGTGTACGTTCTTCCCGACGGGAAGGCTCCCGAGAAAAAAGAACAGAAACAGCCGCAACAGAAAAAGAAATCGAAAACAGCGCGAGGAAAAGCAGAGGACATTCTTCATCTTAAACCCGAAGACCTTCACGAAGTCAAAGAGGGGAAAAGCAAGAGGAAAAAGGGCACTCCGAAAAAGTCAATTCCAGAGAAGAAGAAGACCGCGAAAGACCCGTATCAGGATGTGGGGGAGAAAATTGGAGGCGCACGGAAAGACCTTGCGGCTATGATAAGCCATTACAAAAGCACCGGCGCACCGATCACCGCTGACGACCTCGAAATACTCGAACAAGACCAAAAGATCGTTGCCGCGCTCGTGACCCGCGACCGTCAGGCCGGGACGAAGCAACAGATCATTGACACGATGAAGGCCGCTGGTGCTGGCCCCGGAGCCGTCTACATGGTTATGAATACCATCGCCGCGATCCCGGCAAAGCCTTCGGAGGAAACGCCAGAGGCACGGAGGCAGTTTATCGCCGCCATCGATTACATCACAAGGTCAATCCGCAACGTCAAAACCGTCGAGGACTGGAAGCAATGGCGGGGAATGATTAAAGACATGAACGACATAAAAGTCTCCGGCGATGACTTTGAGCGATACACGGAGTTGATCGACAAATATAGCAAAAAAAGTGCCGAGGAAGATAAAATGCGGGAACGGTTCGAGCGGTCAGGTGGGGCGAACTGGCGTGACGACTTTCGAGAATGGCGCAAGGAGACCGGGATCGCCGAGGAAATGGATCGTCTCTACCGTGAACGCCGAGCAATAGAATCAGCATCCAGACAACGTGCGTATGAGAACCCGTATAGCGAGTACAATCTCATCCGTTCGCTCGGGAAGCGGTTCGACAAGTATATGTTTTATCCGGTGATGCGTCTTCGTAAATCGTGGTTACTGTCGGAAGACGCGCAGAAGATGGAAGACGCTGATGATTGGTCAAAAATCGGGATAAAGCGAGATGCGAGAGTCGCGAAACGGAAAACCCCGACGTGGGAGCGGGAAGCCCCGGAAAAGGTAGAGCGGAGCGGGGGAAGGGAGATTAAGGGTAAGGTTGCATCGAAAAAGCTCATGGAGATGGTCGGCCTTCGCGCTGTCGAGTACGGCAATTACATGGATGCTGATTCGAGCGCGGAACACACGAAGCGGTGCGCGGAGGCGTTCTACGATCTTGCCGACGTTCTCGGTATCGACCCCAAGATGGTGTCATTCAAGGGTAGGCTTGCGCTCGCCTTCGGTGCCCGTGGCAAGGGTAAGTTTAAGGCGCACTACGAGCCGTACAAACAGGTCATCAATATGACCAAGTTCAACGGCGGCGGTTCCCTCGCGCATGAGTGGGGCCATTTCCTCGATAACGTCGCCTCTGTCGTTTACGGAGGCACCACGGGAAACTCGTTCATGTCAGACAAGAGCGACAGGCCCGGTGTGCCGCCGGAGTTGAAGGAGGCGTTCGATGGCGTAAAGGCCGCGATGTCCGAGGGCACGGTCATCAGCAGTCGAAAAATCACGAGATCGAACATCAATCGACGCCGCCGCGTCTATATTGTCGGCGATCTGACGCGGTTATTCGACTACGCAAACGGCATAGAGGTGATGCCGAATAAAGAGCGCGACAAGATCATGGATGCGATAAAAGCAATACCAACGCCGGGGAAGGTTGACGCATGGACGGAAGATAAGATCGCAAAGGAAGTCACGAGGCTGATGAAGCCAGTTAAGTCGATGAGCGATTACAACGCCATATTAAATGATGCCGGGTATAATACCGTTATAAGGGCGACAATCGCGGAGCATGGGAAAGGAATAGCGAGTGAATACGAGAAAAAAGGTCTGAAAGAGAAATATTTTGAGCATCGCGACAGCGGGAGCTACAAGGGCATCGACCGCGCCGCCGTCGAGAAATACATTCAGGATCAAGCCGAGAAAACAGTCGAGCGCGTAAAAAAGAGCTACAACGTCGCCGATGTCATGGCGAAGCCGAGGGGGGATCACTCGCAAAGCGATTTCTGGAATATGAAATATGCCAATTCAGCCATTGACACAGAAATCGGGAGGATGTTGGAATACACGATCCACGTCACCGGCCACGAGAATCTTTCCGCGACGGCCCCGAATCTTGATCTCCACAAGGCGTCGTCGAATTTCAAGCGAACCGCCGAGGAAATGGGCGAATACTGGAAACGCCCGTGGGAAATGTTCGCCCGTGCCTTCGAGAGCTATGTCTACGACAAGCTCGCAGAAAAGGGTGTGCGTAACACATACCTCGTGTCTGGCGTGAGCAAGGAGGAAGCGGCGAGATGGGGGAAGGAAGCGCAACTGATTGAGAAGGATGGAGGTCAGACTTCGCCATACCCAATCGGAGAGGAACGCAAGAAAATAAACGAGGCATTTGATCGGCTCATCGGGGCCATTAAAAGCACAGACCTCTTGACAAAAGCAATGGATCATGTTATGAGATTATATTCGGCAACGAAATATCAAGGAATCGAGATATGATAATTCACGTTGACTTGACGTACAGGAACGGTAAGGTCTTCTACAAGGCGCGGAGCCGCGAGCATCTGGTGAAGAAACAGGTCACGGATAAGCGCGGTCGAAAAACGACGGTATGGGTCAAGCCGCAAGTCGAAGGAAAAGGGCCGAAGAAGAAACAACAAAAGATTCCGACGAAGCCGGAGCAGAAACCCGGAGAAGACACGAAGACAAAATCGGCTCTCATGGGCGAAGAAGCTAAATCCAGAATCCGGGAGACCGTCAAGAACGCGATTAAAGGAATCCTCGAATCCATCACACAGGTTATGGCTGGACGTAGCTCTGGTCAACAGGTCGGTGGAACCGTGGAGCAGACCGGAGAGGGAACAAAGAGCGCGGCAGAAGCCGTCAAGAAACAGGCGATCCTCAAAAGGGGCGTGAAAAAATGAACGAAACCTTCAGCGTAAAAGGCGGAGATGTCTTCGTGAAGGATGTCAGTAATCGCGTGAAATGTCACTCGTGCGGTCGGGTGATTGCACTCGGGAATACATCGGTGATGCTGGTCAAGGGTTCCATTCTCGTCGATGCAGATTCCGCGTCTGTTGTCGCGAAATGTCATCGTTGCAAGACAATAAATCACATAAAAATGCCGAAAAAATAAAAAAAAAATCGTCGATGCTATTGACAGAACCATTGAGATATAAGTATTGTTGTTGCAACCCAACTGGTTAGCCGCTTCCCCAAAGCGGTTCTCCTGATTTTGATGGCTGGCTAACTTGCCCGAGACGCCAGCCAAACCCGTAGAAGGCCAAAGAGCCGGTATCAGCCCTAAAAGCTGGTATCGGCTTTTTTGCTTTTATTGGAGTGGATGAATGAGAGTTTACATTCAGAACTGGACGCTCACCAAGTCAAAATCACATGACGAAAACGAAAAGGTTATCCCGATCCGAATGATCGCCAACAAGCTCACGCTTGACCGGGAAAGCCAAGAGATTCTACCTTCCGCGTTCGGGAAAGCCACGGTCGATAAATTCCTTGCTGATGGTATTATCGATTGGTTCCATCAGTCCGTTCTAGCGAAGACCCAAGAAGACAAAGCGAAGGCCGTCCTCGGAAAGCCCATTGATTTTCAATGGGAAGGCGCGTTGCCTGTCGTTTACGGTCATCTTACGAAAGCGCATCCCATCGTTCGCGAAAGCATACTCCCGCATCTTGAAGCCGATCAGCCTGTTTTCGGGGCGAGCGTCGGCGGGAGTGTTCGCAAGGCCCGCCGCGTATTCGACAAGTCTATGAATAAAGCAAAGGATCAGATCATGGAAATCGACTGGAACCATATCGCAATCGCACCCGCTCCCTATGTCGTGAGTGCGGGGTCGATGGTGAGCATGGTCAAGGCCGGAGACGGGAGCGACATCCGCGTTGATTTTTCCGATGTTGGTTCCTTCGAGGCGGAGTCTGACATCATCTTCCGAGAGGACGAAATCAGAAAGGCGATGGAAATGGGGGCCGGAACGGACATCGCGGCGATGACGGGTGCCGATGCAGTTCGACAACAATCTCTCGCCGGTGGGGGCAACGGTATGATGTACCGTAGGCTCCGTGACGAGGTTATGTTTGGGATTCAGGACGGAACCATAAAGCCGTCCGTTAAGGGTGTGACCGAATATCTCTCCCGCAGGGGTCTGAACCAGCGTCAGATCATAATATTTACCGATGCCTTCCGACGGAATGTTCGGTCGATGCTTGCGGGAGTGTAGCAAATTAACTACGGAGGAAAATTCTATGTTCGGAAAAGATGAAAAGGTTCTCGAACTCGATGAGTTCGCCGCCGTCGATGATCTTCTGAAAGCCGCAGAGGAAGACGAAGACGAAGACGACGAAGACGAGGGCGAAGACGAAGGCGAGAAGGGCTACGATGAGGAATATCTCAAGAAGCACTTCAAACGCTTTATGAAAGAGAACAAGGGCGGAGTCAAAAAGTATGCCGAAGAACTCGGTATGCTCGGAAAGGCCGTCGAGATGTCGATTGACGACGATGAGGTCGCCAATGCTGACGGAGTTCTCGTCGAGGGAACGGCCTTCATTAAGGCCCAATCCGAGTTCAACGCGAAGGTGTTGGACGGAATGGAGTCGATGATGGAGGAAATGGTTCGGATGCGGGCCATTCTCGGCTACAACACCGATCTCGCGAAAGCCTCTGCGATTCTCGCGAAGGAAAACAGCGACAGCGTTGATATGCTGATGAAGGCACCGAACCCCGTTAAGGGTGTCATCGGGGCACCGCTGGCGAAAGCCGCCGATGCCTCCGCACCCCTGCAAAAAGCATCGGGTATGACCTTTGCCGAGATCAAGCGCATGGTCTTGAAGGCGACCCTCGACGGTAACGATGACGCCGCAAAGATCGTGACCGCAGTAGACGCTTGCGGTGGAAACATCCATCGTCTCCCCGCACACGCGCTGAAAATCATCGACTCTCTCGTGAGCTAGGAGGAACGAGGAAATGGATAACATCATCACCAGTCAGGATCAATGGGAGGGTTTCGGGGCCGCATCTGCCGAGGATGTGCAGTTGCTTATGAAGGCGCTCGAAGCCAACGAGACCGTAACCGATGTCAAAGACCTTCAAGGAGCCGGTGCCCTGCAAGTGCAGAGCCTCGAATCCACGCTGGTCATGCTCACGCATCAGGAAAAGCACCTGACGCTGTGGCGCGACATCCCTAAAGACGCGGCTCGTTCGACTCTCGAAGAATACTCGGTTCAATTCGGCCACGGCCAGAATGATTCGGGGTGGGTCGAGCAGATGGAGAACCCCATCGAGGCCGACGCCATGCTCGCCCGCGAGTTTTCGTTCATCAAGTTCCAGCGTCAGATGTGGAAATTCTCTGATGTTTCGGGAATGGTGCAGACGATTTCTCCGGTGGAGACCCTGCAAAAGCAGAGCGCGAGCCTTCGCGCACTCCGGGCCATCAACCGCGCCCTTTACAGCGGCAACAGCGACTATTTCGGGCAGTCGATTGACGGCTTCGAGAAGACGATCCGTGGAAACGGTTCAGCCGATCACGTCATCGACCTCCGGGGTGCCGCTCCGACGCAACAGCATTTCCGTCTCGCGGCAGAGCTTATCACCGCGAATTTCGGGAACGTCGAGGGTTGCGGCCTGTACCTGTCTCCCGGCGCACAAAGCACCATAGATCAGATCATGGAAACCGCTGGAACACAGCGATTCCTCCAGAACCAGCTTCCGGGTGATGGCGGTCTGTCGATGGGTTTTGGCATCCGCAGAATTTTCACCAGCTTCGGCTCCATCGTTCCGAAAGTTGACATCTTCCTCGCGGGAGAATATGAGAGCCGTGGCGTTCCCAAGACACCCGACTCCACGAATCCGAAGACGCTCATCGAGGGCAAGACCTCGGTACAAGCTCCCGACACTCCGGCTGTTGTGGTCACGACCCAAGCTGGCCCGGTTGCGGGTTCCAAGTGGGCGGCTACCGGGATGCGTCCTGCCGCCGCGACGTATCGTTACCGTGTCGCCGCTGGCAACCGCTTCGGTCTTTCCGCCGCGTGTGCCGCCGCCGATGCCGGTGCTGATGTAGTGGCTGGTGGTTCCAACACCCTCGCCATAACGAAAGCCGGGACGGGCAATGCGCCGACCTACTACGAAATCTATTCGGAGGCGGTCGAAGGCGATGGCAAGTACCTGTTCATCGGTCGCATCAAGGACACCGCTGGCGCGGCTTCCTTCGTGGACAAGAACGAGGCGATCCCCGGAACGACTCGGATGTTCCTTCTCGACCTGACCAGCGTGGGCGAGATGCGGACGTTCCAGTTGAAGCGTCTCGGTGCCATGCACTCGCAAGAGTTCGCACGAATCGGTTCCTATCGGTGGGGCACCGTGAATCTGTACGCGACTCCGCAGTATTACGCTCCGCTTCGTTTCGTGATGTTCGAGAATATGCCGGTTTCCTTGCAGTCGGCGTCCAAGTTCCTGAACATCTAGTGTAGGGGCCGGGAATGGTAGACGGATTGCCTGAACGGAAGTTTATCGTCTCCCCGCAGGATGTAGCGATTGCGAGGCTATCGCAACCGTTCGTCCTGATGGGGAGCAATCCCTCTCTCGTCGGGGAAAACATTATTGTTTTCCTCGAATACGTCGCCCACGGCGGTTCGCTCGTGGTCAAGGACGCGAGCAGTACCGCTCTAACGGGGACGATCACCGAAACCCTTGATCTCACGGCGTCGCCGTTAAGGGTTGATGGGGGGGTGATTCTCACGGCAACGGTAAAAATCGCAAAAGGTTTTTACGTGGTCGTAAAGTAAAGACAAACGGGGATGGTGCCGTGGACGATCACGGCACCATCCTTTTCTTATCACACGAGGACTGATTATGGCTGACGACCGCGCCGGTTTTGCCTTTGGCAATCCAGACCTTGATAACGACCACTATTATCCGGGGTGGGGGCTTCTGGTTACGCCGGAGGAACTTCGGTACGTTATCATGTTTGGAACAAAACTTGTCGGGACGGATTCAGCGCAGACCATCACCGATGAAACCTTGCTTTATTATGCGGATCATGCAATCGGGATGCTCGAAACTGACTTTGGCATCGACATCTATCCCCGAAACGTCCGCTACAACGATCCCATTGACAGAAACACCGGCGCACGGGTTCCTCGCACCGACTTTGTGGCGGCGAATGAGGCGAACCTCATCCGTGAGTCCGGTTATCCATATCGCTTGAACAATGCTCAATACTATCTTTTCACGAAGCTCCGGCGGCGACCGTTGCAGGGATTGAAGGCGGCGAAGCTCGTTGATCCCATACAGGCGACCCTTCTCGATGTCTATACATGGAGACACGAAAAAATAGGTCTCGATTCCACAGTCTCATTTTTCCCGTCGTATGGGGCGTCTCTTGCCGGTTATCCGTACCTGTATTCCCGCTCGTTTTTTATCAGATACCCGTTTCAGGATTTCCCGGAAGCGTTGATGATCGATTACGTCACGGGATGGGAGTCGGCGGCGGCTGTTCCCGCTGATCTCCGCGAGGCCGTCCGCAAGCTGGCGGGGATAATGCTCATGGCTGATTTCGGTGATGGTAGAACCGCCGCAGTCGCGAGTCAGAGCGCGAGTCTCAATACCGTGAGCGAATCACTATCGACCACGATGTCGGCGACCTCGGCGATGTATGGTGCGAGGATCATGCAGTTCCAAAAAGACCTCAAACAATGGTATGACCAGAACCGCCGCAAATACTCTCGGGCCGTTTTCGGTGTATTCTGATGGCGATAGACCGGCATCCGGGTCGGGCAACGCCCCCATTCGTCGTAGAAGGCCATGTCGATACGTTTATCGGTCTCATCCAGCGACACGGCTACGTGTCCCGGATTCTCCGTGCGCGGCGATGTCCGTGCGCTATCGCTGGAAGCCCCGATCTCTATTGTAATATATGCCGTGGTGATGGATTCATATACGACTACCAGCGCAAGCTCTTACAGGTCGATGAGGACTCGGAGGTATCAAGAGACGGGTCAATCGTATATCCGTTTCGGGTTCCCCTTCTTGAACCCGTGCGCGTAGAGAGATTATTGGCACCGGAACAGGGCGGAAACGTCGAGTACACGGTTGACAGTTACACCGCAGAAGAAATCAGAATCAGCGGCGATCCCCTCCCGAGACAATATGAGAAAATGCGGGTGAGCTATTATTTCGATAGGTTCGAGCATATTGTAGATGAGGTCGTTGACGTTGATGTCCCAACGAAAACCCTGACGGTACAGGCGGTAAAGTTCGATGACGGCTACCGCTCGTCAAACGCTTTCGGGGCGAGGGGCGACATCGTTATCGTAGAGCGCGTTTACGACAATTCCACAAGCCACGAATATTCGGATTACACATTCCAGAAGGATCAGATATATCTCGGTGCGGCAGAGCCAGACCCGACTCCGGGCGAGGTCGTGGTGACGTATTATTACGTTCCCGTGACGAAGGTTATTCCCGCTGACATACTCTCCCGGCGCGAAAAGGGTGAAAAGTTCACGACGGAACTCCCGCAGGGTGAGTGTCGAATCGCCTTCGAGCCGTGGTATGAGATTGCCGAGGGCGATCTCATTACGTTCCTGATCTCCACCAGCTTCAAAAATGAGGTTCTATCTCATATCGCGGGTCTGGATAAGCTCTTTGAGTTCGACATCGCCAGCGTTGACGATGAGATCATAGACGAGGATGGCAACAGGTACAGAAAGGGCGTCGATTTCGTTCTTCGTAATCTTCACGATCTCGTGTGGTTGCCCACGGGTACGCAACCTGTCGCCGGTAAAAAAATCAGCGTCAGATATGGCTATCATCCGACATACGTATGTTTCATCGATCAGTCCCAACCAAATAACGCAGAAAACAAGCAATTCCCAAACATCATCAGCGCGAGATTATGGGGGAAGACGCTGGCAAAGCCCAACGAGAGTTTGCCCGCGCAGAATTATAATTGGGGGTACGCTCCGTAGTGGCTGTTTTTGATGTGTTATCGGGGCCGGTCGGAAGGATGGTCGCGGTGATCCTTGACCGCACGAGAGACACGCTTCCCGGCATCTCGGAGAAGATAAGCATTGTCATCGCGCAAAACGCACAGAAGATATGGCAAGCGGAGGCGATGAAAACGCCGACGGCATGGGGCGGGAAATACGCGGATGCGATAAAGATTGATGTGGGGGCGTCGGGATTCGCAAGGGTTTACGTTGACGAGAGTTCAACCGATCCACGAACGGGAAAGCCGAATATCCTATTCGTTAATCTCGTCGAGGACGGGATGAAATCATTCTCCATAAAGGACGCGCTCTTGAACTCGGAGAAAGTTCACATCAGCGCGAAAGGGACTCGATACATTCACGTTCCGTTTCGGTGGAGAGTGCCGGTTAAGGGTCAGGCTCCGGCATCAGGATTCGCGGGGACAATGCCAAAGGCCGTTTACGATGTCGTGAAGGGCGGAGGGGCCAAGCTAGGCGAATACACGATGAAAAGCCCGACCGGGAAAATGGTGTCTCTTGCCGGACTCCAACGATACGGAGGCGGTGGGCACTCGCAGTATCTCACCTTTCGCACGGTGTCGGAAAAGTCGAAGGGGTGGCAACATCCGGGGAAGCGGGCGACTCCGGTTTTCGACAAGGTGCTATCGAAGGTGGAGTCGATGATCGAACAGTTTTTGATGGAGTTCCTTCGTGTTTACGGAGACGACATAAAGGCGAAAACGGAGCAGAAATAGATGGCGGTTATTGCAAAATTTACGGATTATCTCGTTCGGACGCCTGATTTCTTCGTGCAGACGATACAGGCTGGCTTGACCGCCCGCGATCTTCCCGGAATCACCGGCGACAGAATACAACGCATCGAGGTCACATCCGAGCATCCGTTTGTGCAGTTGGTCGGTCAGGTTCTTGTGTCCGGTGCCCCACAGACGGCGGGGCTTATACCGGCGATCTCCGTAACCGAAGGCGACGAAACCGAAGAAGCCACGACCATCGGACAGGGACAGCGCACGTTGTCGGTGATGACCGACGCGAAACTCACGGCCTTAAAATCGTATGGGTCGGTTAAAACCAGAAACGTCGATGGCGTAATATCCGCCGCACAGATTCTCGCCATCGAAACCGCACTCACGACGAAGCCGGACGGGTTGTTGATGGAGGTCAATGAGTTCTTCGAGCGGGAGTCGGTGAACGTGAGCTTGTGGACGCACTCTATTCAGGAGCGACAGGTTTTAGGGGCCGTTCTACGGGCCATCGTTTACGATATGCGAAAGACTATGATCTCGAAAAAACTCCATGACATCAGCATCAGGACGGCAAAGGGGCTGGTCAATTTCAACTTCGGCAAGCTCTTGTACGGAGAGGAAATCGAGATTACGTACATGAACGGGTTCCGCATTTTCACCGTTTTCGACGACAGCGCGACCGCAATTACCGATGTCGATGTAGAGGGTGTTTATCGCTCTGGATCGGATCAAGTCGAGATATGGGATGTCCTATGATTAGCGTCGAGATCGGAAAAATCGGTGGTCAGACCTTGACATTCCATCAGGTCAATGGTATAGAGGAAGCGAAGACGTTGGGGTTGCCAGATGGTTCATATTTCTGGTGGGAGATCGCTGGCAAGGAGCAGAAGATATTCGACGCATCCGTTATTATCGGGATAGTTCAGGATGCTGTCGCTGGTGGAGACTATGCCCCGCAACGGATGGCACGAGAATACGGTGGGTTTTACAAAGCTCTCGTCGAAACCCAAACGAGAAAATCCGTGGATGCGTTAATGGCGATCCGGGACAAATATAAGGCGGCAGGAGTCCCCGACCAATACGTAAAGATAATCGAAGATGACATAAAGCGATATGAGCGGGTGGTGGTCGCCCCGGACGAAGACGGGATGTTCCGGCCCCGGAGCATCGAAGAAATCAAGGCGGTAGCCGAAGACGGATCGGAAATGTTTTACGACGAAAAAACGATACAGGCGATAATTGGAGCGAACAATGATGAAAGACAACGAAACCAACCATGACGATGAGGTCGTTGTAGTAGAGAAGAAGCCGGAGCCGAAACCGGCCCCGGTTCCAGTCCAGAAAAAGATGGTTCTCGCCGAGTTCATGGCGAACTCGGTGTCGATCAGACAATATCCCTCGTACTTGCGCGACACCTTCCGGCGGTGGGCACAGACCCGCAACCGGGACGTTTCAAAACCCATGACCGAAAGTGAATGGGAGTCGCTTTTCAGCGAGTACGCGAATTTTAGCGAATAGGAGTAAAAGAAAATGGGGCTTCTACCAAAACAGTTTGAAGGCAACTCGATTCTCATTCCGGGGATTTACTCGAAGTCCACGTACCCGCCACAGGCGGGATCGGCTCGGGCACTCACGAACATCGTTTGTGTTATCGGGAAGGCTCGTGGCGGTGTCCCGTACAATGCCGCCGTCGATGACGCGGACAAGGTGAACCGCATCACGGCGGTCGCAGAAGCCCTCGATCTTCTCATCGATGGCGACGGCTACTACGCCACCGAGTTCTATCTCACGCCGACGAAGGACGAAAACCTCGGGAAACCAGCGGAAGTGATGTTTCTCCGCGTTGACCCTGCGGTACAGGCTACCGGAACCCTCAAAAAGACCGCCGACGACATCATCGACATCAAGAGTGCCCGGTATGGTTCCATCGCGAACCAGATATGCCGACAGATGACCGCCGGAACCACGCTCGGGAAAAAGATTACGGTCAAGTTCCGTGGGAACATCGTCGGTGAGCGTGACGACATCGGCTACGAGTGTTTCGAGATTCAGTACACGGGAGCGGGATCGGCGGCGACCATGACCATCAACGGAACGTCAATCGCGACGACGGTTACGGGGGCGGCGACTGACAATTTGAGTATCGCCTTCGCCGATTTTCCGAACATCGAGTCCGTGGTCGCATACATCGACCAGAATCCAGCCTATACGTGTACGCTGAAAGGTAGGAATGATTTCCGGTGCGACAATCTCGATGCCGTATCAGCACAGGACATTATGACGGCCCCATATGTGGCGAAGGCCATTGTTCAAGCCATCATCGACTTCCTCAATAACGAGTGTTCGGGTGAGATCGTCGCCAGCTTACACGCTGGCGCGGATCGCGTTATCCCGGACAACGACACCGTTTTCGTTTTCCTCGCGAATGGGAGCGATGGCACGGCGACATCGACCGATTGGGCGAACGCGCTCTTGCTTTTGGAGCGATTCAAGGTCAATCATGTTATTTGCGCCAGCGGAGACCCCGCTCATCAGGCGATGGTTGATGCCCATGTTGTGAAGATGTCCGATGTCACGACAAAGGGGAACCGGAGCGCGAGCGGTGGTGCGGCGTTAGCGACGACGACGAAGGCGGCGAGGATCGCGGAAGCGAAAGCTCTCAATTCGGCGCGGTTCGAGTATTGCGTGACCCCGTTCTGGCGTTATGACGTTGTGAACGGGAACGAAAAGAGAAAGTTCGCGCCGTATCTGATGGCGGCGATGGTCGCGGGGATCAAGTACGCGAACGACCCCACGACGACGGCGACGATGCGAACGCTCAATGTCCTCGGCCTCGCCGAAGACTACAACGTCCCCACGCTCAATGATTATATCGCCAACGGTTGCACGGCGGCGAAACAGGGCGAGAACGGATTCGAGATCGTCCATAATGTCAGCACGTATCAGGGGAACAATCTCATCCTCAATCTTCCGTCGGTGTTGCGGACGTGCGATGCCATTACTCTCGATCTACAACTGAAAGTGAAGACGCTGATCTCCGGTCTCACTCGGGCACCGTCAACGCTGGAAATCAAAGGCATCCAGAACCAAATTGTGACGAATTTCCTCCCGAAATATCGTGACGAATACGGATGGTTACGTGATGCCATCGGTGGCGCGAAGGCGTTCTCTGATGTCGAGTTCCGAATCGAGGGCGACGCCTTCTATTTGAAATTCACCGGCAATGTGGCGACTCCGCTTCATTACGGTTTCATTCTGCAAAAATTCGTGGTCGAAGGATAAGGAGGATATTATGCCTTTTGCTGGACTAGCCGCAAATCCCGAGGGGCCGGTAGGAGCCGGTTTAGATTCTATTCTCGTTCAGGACGGAACCGTCATCGCATACGCGAGCGGCGTCACCTTCGACGAAGATTGGGAACTCGAAGGCATCCGCACTCTCGGTTTCTACGGAGACCGTTATTTCAAGTCGATGGGGTACACGGCGCGGGCGAACATCGAAACCTATGTTCTCCGTGGTGCCGATATTCCCGGAGCGTTGAAGGCTCCGGGCTGGCAACCGGACGGATCGTGTACGATCAATACGGCGGGTCTGTTTGACTTTGCCTTGCTCGATCTTCACACGTTGGAAGTTCTTTTCACGCTGATCGCGTGTAAAATCGGGACGACGAATGTGCAATTCCCGGCCCGTGGCCTTAACACGAAGGCGACGACATGGCGGGTGATGCGGGCACTACCCGGTTTACAGACATCGTAACCAAAAACAAGATGATTGGAGATTGATATGGCTGATGCAAAATTTGAGGTTCGGAGCATGGTCTTCCTCGATGAAGACCGGCGGAAAAGCGTTAAAATCGGCGATGACGTTTTCGTCGTAAAGGCGATTTTCCCGAGAGATGAAAAGGACATCGAGAGGCGGGCCGCATACGAGCAACAGGGGATGCCGATTTCGTCTTTTTCTGTCGATGGTCGGTATCGGTTCCTCCGTGATGCCACGGTAGATGTGGCGATGGTCACGTCCCCGGCATGGTGGAAAAACGCCGATGCCTGTCCAGACGCGGATGTTCTGGATAAGCTCTACGATGAGATTATGTCATGGACTCGTGAATTTCAGGAGAAGCTAAAAAAAAATCAACTTAATCAAAGAAGCCCGCAAGCCCAAGTATCACCTTGACGGCTTCTTCTTACGGAACTTCAAAAAAATACCGGAAGGGGTTGATTTTGAGAACTTGCTCCCGATTCAAAAAGAGTTTCTGATGATATTAACGGCGGTCAGTCCATCTATCGAGGGACTGACCGTTTATTTTTCGTACCTCGAAGAACGGCATGAAATCGAGGAACGAGATTGGGAGGCCGAGGTCAGGAAGCGATTTAATGCTCACGTTTTAGAGGCGACGGCGATGGCGTCAGGCGAGGATGTTTCCGGGTATGTGAAGCGTATCGCTGATGCGGACAAAGCCGAGGCGTTGGCGAAGCATGACAAGGAACACGGGATCAAGGACGAAAAAAGCGAACGCGAAAAAATGGTGGACTACTACCGAGAAAAACAACAGACCTTACAGGAAATGATCGAAGCAAATCTCAAAAGGCAATAAGCTATGCCCGGAAAATACGAAATCGACATAAATGTCCGCGATAAGAGCGGCGGCGGTGCCGGAAGCGGGTCATACGCGCAAGCTGGCGGACGCGGGAATATGCCATCTCGCGAACAGATGGCAGAGGTTCGTGATCGTCGCCAGCAGATGCAACAGGCACAGCGGGGAACCACGGCATCAACCAATCTCGAAAAAGCGATGATGTCTCTGGTGAAGGAACAGCAGAAGTTGACCGCTGAAATCCGAAACCTGTCGGCGGTTATGCGGACATCAACACGCGGAGGCGGCGGAGGCGGTATGCCACGTCCCGGCGGTGGTGGCGGTGGAGGTTTCGGTGGTGGCCTCGGCGGTGGTGTGAGTACGATAGGTGCTGGCCTCGGATTCGGAATCGGTGCCGTATTGGGTATCGTCGGGTACGCCGTCAAGAAGGTCATGGACATCGGCGAGGCATATATCGCGAAAGCCTCGCAACAGGTCACGTCCGAGGGTGTCGGCGGATTCAGGGGCGGCGGCATGGGGCCGTGGCTCGCGGCGGAAACGGGTCAGTTCTACAAAGCGGCGCGGATGCAGGGCGGTCAGTTCAACGAAGGCGTCAAGAACACGGCGGCAATCGGGAATTTTGCCCATCTTTTCGGACTCGGCGGTCAGGAGATGGGCCAGATGATCGGGACATTCGGGAGATCGACGCGAAGACGCACGAGTTCCGGCGAGGTTATCGGAGGAATCGGAGAGGGTGAGGAGGCGTTTTCTCGTGCTGTTCTGACGGCGCGGAAGGGTGGAATCGAGACTGAATTGTTGCCGATGATGCAGGGCATTACATCGGCTCTGGAAGATGCGGTAAAGGATGGTGTCAACGCCTCTAATCTCGCTACTGACATGGCGAAGGAATTGGCGACGGCTCAAAAGCTGGCACCGGCGACGAGCGTAAAGGCTCTGATGGCGACGCAACAATCCATCATGGGATTACAGGGACAGGTCGCGGGAGGTCAATTCGGATCACCGGCTGGATA